TATGTAATATTTTTTATCTGGGTCTGGCAAGAACCATTCTTCAAGTCTTCCAAAATTATCTACTGCAATTGCGCCAACATTAAAAGCTTTTTCTACTTTTTCTCTTGATTTAAAAAATGCATCTACTGCGTCTGGTGGCATGCAGGCAAATCTTGAAAGAGCATCAGTTGGATTTGTATAAAATGCTGTTTTAAAATCGTCAATTTTTCTTACTGGGTTTATCTCCCACGTAGGTCTTTTAATGGCATAAACTTTAGGGATCTTGTAAGATATTATATGATCTTCTTCCCATTGTATCTCAAACTCATTGCCTTCTGTTCCATCTGGTAGCTCCTCGTACATCTTAAATTTATGATCTCTAACCACTGTTTCTTTTTCCCCAACAACAGCATCATATCTTTGCTGAATGTAATCATTTTTAAATCTTGGAAATGAAAGTAAAATTACTTTTCCAAAGTCTGGAAAGCGTGAGTCTACAGAAGCCCTATACATATCATATACTGCGCTACCTGTTTTTGCTTGATCGTGCCCAGTAGTATTTTCAATAGCAAAACCAGAAATCTCATCAAGAATAACAACTATAACGTTATATCCTTCCCAGGCTTCTCTTTCTGAGTGACCAGAGTGAACTGTTATGGCTTTGTTAAATTGAATTTCAGATGCTTTAGAATAATATTTACCAATAAACCATGGGGATTTATCGATGCGACTTTTAAAACCTTTAAAGAATACGTTTGTTGCTTGCTGTGAGTTAATAGCAATATTGATAATATCAATCGAATCGCCTGGTGGTTTACCATAATATGTTGCTGGGTCTTTTAGGCATAATAATAAATAAACTATATACGCCACCGCAATTGTAGAGCAATAATCTTTTCCAGAACCTTTCCCTAGTTGAGCTACAACTTCATTAGCAGTTTGTTTAAATCTTATATGACCTTCATCTTCACCAAATAATTTTTTTAAAGTAGACTCTTTATATATTTGTGAACTTTTTTCAATTAATAGATATTGATATTCCGATAGGGGAGGTAGGCCCAAATAATTGGGGTCATTTACAAATGTACGAAGGTCTACTGGCTTTTCTTCAAACTCTTCGCCGTCTAGTATGTCAATTAAGTCTGAAAAATCAAATGACATGCTATCTTCCCATCGAATTAGTTAAAGGGTGTCCAGCAGGAACATATCCTTTTGGAACTTTGACCATATGATATATATGGTTTGGCCAAGCATAATACTTTTCACTTAAAACTTCTTTAGTTGAATGCTTGCAGTGATCTTCTGGGCTATGGAATATTAGGTCGCCTTTGCATGGCTTATATGTAATTCCCTGATCTTCATAATAAAATTCTCCGCCTTCAAAATCATTAAAGAATATATACATTCCCATATCCATACCGTCGGCGTAATCAAACTCTTCGCCGTCAACATAAGACTCAGAGGCTTTTGATGCTTCTACAAACTCTTCCTTGTCAGAATGGGCATATCTTTTAGTTCCTTTTAACAGTTTGTGGGGATGTGTATTTGTTCCAACATAATATCCGTCATCAAGCAAAGACTTAATCCTTGATCTAATTTCTTCTAAAGACTTGACGCCCTTTTCTTCTTTTACTTTAAATCTTTTTTCTGGGTGGGGTTGCCAATAGTCTTCTGGGGCAAGGCCATCTAGATACACTGTGACGGCGTCTGCTTCTTCATCACTCATAAAGTTATGATATACATATATCTCTGTGCCAATTTTTTTAAATTTATCTTGGTTAAACATTAGCTTTGCCTTCACTATTTAAAGATCCTTTTTTAACTTTTTTTATCTCATAAATGCTATTTCCATAGGAATAACGTTTATTGCTTAACACTTTATTGACTTGATGCTTACATCTATTGTGTGCCCCGTGAATTAATAGGTCTCCCTTTATAGGCTTATACTTAATGTTCTGATTTGGATATTCAATCTCTCCACCTTCAAAATCATTTAAATATACAACAAATCCAAAAGCATTACACTTAACAATGTCATACTCTTCACCATCAACATATGAGGCAATTGCCTTCATCATATCTAAAAATTCATAGTCATCAGAGTGTGGTCCAAAATATGAACCCTTCATCATTTTCTGAACTGTTAGTCCTCTTGCCATTTCAAGATTATTTGTTAATAGTAGTGCAACGCTGTCTCTTAAGCCCTCTATGTGATCAGAAATTATAATCTTTGACATATATCTCTGAAAGTAGAGTTCCCTCCAGTCTTCATCTTTGCTAAGCTCAATGTCTCTACAAATTAAATCGCAGGTATCACTTGAAGCAAAGTTATGAAAAACATATATGTCTTCTCCAAGCTTTATAAAATTTTTGTTACTGAACATTTGTTATTACCTCTGCGTCGTGAATATTTACTGACTCAACTATACCAGTAATTTGAGAAAGCCTTTTTGCAACATCCATTTTGCACTTAGGACACCCAGCAGTAACCTCTTTCAAGATTCCGACCAAGACTTCCTGCTTCCTTTCTGTCTCTGCAATCTGTGATGCCATCTGAGTATTTTCTAAAACACCTACGGACTGAAGCATTGCTATTCTTTTGGTCTCTATATCTGCTATAAGCTTGAGGGCTCCTGCTTTTACATTTAGCTGGCCTTGAGTATCTGCATCTTCTACGGTTTTCCATGCTTCTTTAATAAGCATTGCATAGTGTTCATCTGCACCAGATATGGCCTCTCGTGCACGATCCCTCAAATTGGTATCATTATGAACTACAGACTTCCACTCATCAACATATTCAAGAACCTCTTTACGTGTAAACCCAGTTATAGAAGCAATTTGAGTTGCAGAGTTGCCCTTTAATAATTCTTGAACCACTTTATTCATGCGATCAAAATGCGCTGCTGGCTCTAATTCATTAGTCATATTATTTATTATACTTCTAGTTGACTAAAAAGTCAATTGCTTTTTGTCTTTCTATTGGTGGCAAATCAGTATTTATTGTGTATATTTCAGCTGTGTATGTGATCCTATTATCTGATTTTGTAAGAGCTACTGAATGGCTATTACTTGCATGATGTATAACAAGATCTCCTGGTTCTGGTTTAACAATAATTCCATATTCTGGGAATAACAGCTCCCCTCCTTCAAAACTATTTAGATATCCAACAATTCCCCACTGCTTATTATAATTTTTATTTGTTTCTCCCTCAAGGTCTGTATGCAGTGCCCAAAATTTATTGATTGGAGTATCGTATGCCGCAATATCTCCAATATAAGCATCTTCTTTCATTAATTTTATTAGCTTGTCTTTTATAAATTTATTATCAAAATTTATTTGTTTTGCGCCATTGTCTGTAATTTTATTAATATTACCATTTTTAATTTTTTCAATTTCAATTTTGCATTCATCCTCAGATAAAAAATTTTTATATAACCAAATTTTACCGTTAATCTCTGTAGAATTTTTTGTATCAAACCCCATGAAGTTCATTAGATATCCTTAGTAATATCAAATAACCAATTAGGTCCTCGATATCATTGTCTCCAGGGAATGCCTGGTCATTTTGAATTCTATTAAGTTTATCATCAATTCTTACTCTTATCTGCTCAGTTGGGTCAGCTTTTGAAAATATTCTTACTGGATCTAGGGCTGAGTTTCCATATGAGATATTCTTTTTTATTAACATCTCTGCAATCTCTAGACACTCTCTAATTATCTTATGTCCTGAAGGTGCGTCAGTTGCAATTAATTGAAGGTCTGTTATCCATGCCTGATATCCGCCAGCCTTGTTTGGGTACTCGCTCATTTTTTTCTCAACAATCCAAACTCTTGTAAATATCTCTGTATGGTCATAGCAGAGACTCTGCACTCTTTACCTATTTCTGTAACTGTCTTCTTCTGAACTATATATCTTCTATGTAGCCAATCTTTGCTTTGATAAAGTTTCATCAAAATGCCATTGCTTTTTGATATGCCTCAAAGGCCCATCCATATTTTTCATAGCCCATAACTCTACCATCTACCCACCAGTCCTCCGCAATTCCAGGAACTACTAAAACGTATCCTAACGAGTCAAGTATTTCTCTCTGTGCGTCCCTCATGTCTTTAAACTTATAAGATCTAACAAGGTCGTGCTCAAATGTTATTACATTAAATCTGTATTCATTTAGTGGAACATTTATTAGGCCAAGTAGGTTTGCATACTTTGGGTCATCATCTATATCAATTTGCAAATAATCAATTCTTTTATTTATAGCTATGGATGGCAGGTATTCGTGATAGTTTATTGTTAATGCATCTTTATTGATACATAGATTACTTCTATTAATAGCATGATCTTTGCAAAGGGCTGAATCTATCTCTATCCCTATGCCCGACCATCCGTATTCTTTTTCTAAAAGATATGAGTTACTCATATCTTTATAGTCACCAGCACCAACTTCTAAATAAACACCATTTTTTTTATTGCCTAAAATAGATAAAACAAAATCTGATTGGTGTGTCATCTTTTAGTTAGAACCTGATTGCTATAATGTGCAATACCAAAGGCATCGGCAACATCAAAATCAGTTAATGATAAGCCATACTTAACATTAAAATAATCTACAGTTCTTTGTTTTCTCATATTTCTTAATTGATTTTTATACCATGAATCTGCGTAGCCTGGATTTGCTAATCTGATTGCAGACTTTTCATCTTTTGTTGGATTTTTGTTACCAATGTACGCCTGCCACGCGGATGGGCTAATAGTAATAACCTTAGCACCAGTAGACATAAGCTCAGCAATAACAACCCCATAGACATAAGACAATTTTATCACAGCATCGGGTGATCTGACAAGTACGGCACCTTCTACAACAATATAATCACTTTTTAATCCTTCTAGCATTACTGCCATTTTATTTTTAGCATCATAAATTTTTTCATATATATCTTCGCCAACAAGATTGATCTTTCCCCATTTGATGGGAATGTTATCTTCCATTAAACAAAAAGCTATTGAGTTTGTTGAAGCATCTATGCCAAGAACTCTGTTTGCTTTAGTTTTTATTAAGCTAGCCAATTTCATTTAAAATCTCTTTCAACAATTTTACTGATTTTGAATTTGTTTTTTTAAGACATGAGGAGCATATATGATCAGAGTTGTATCTACTTAACTGAGCTTTACATTTTTTGCATAGCCTGACTGCACCTTTTTTAATGGCTTTTTTTTCATAATATTTTTCCATAATTCTTTTATTGGTTGCAACCCTGCAACACTCATCTGAACAATATTTTTGATTATGGGTTTTTGATTCAAAATCTTTTTTACAATCCACATTAGCGCAAATCATATTTTAGGCACCTGATACAATTCTATTTGTACAGTTCCAGTTGGTCCAGATTTATCATAGCAAGCTTTTTTAACTGGGCAGTAGGTACATGGCATCTTTGATTTTGAAGATCCAGCTGGCCTCATTGGCAAATCGCCTTCTTTAAAATTGTCGTATACCTCTTGCATCCATAAAAATGCTTCTTCAATTATCTGCTTATTCTTTTCATTCATTGAAATTGGAATAATAAGTATCTCTTGAGTATTTTTATTCTCGTATAAGAAAAAACCTTCTTTTGCATTTTTTAGTTTCATGTATGTAAGTAGCTGTAGCATGTGGTTTGCGGATGATTTCATCTCTGATTGGCGAGTATCCCAAACCTCTTGCTTAGCCGTTTTTATTTCACCAATTACTGTTTCGCCATCATACTCCATAATAAGATCTATAAAGCCCCTAATGGGAGGATACTCGTTTACAATTTCCTCTTCTTCCGCTCTCCACTCTGGCATTGTTGCAATAAGCTTTTGAAGTCTTTCGTGTGCCTGAGTTCCCTGTGCCATATTTGCAACGGCTACCGCATCGTTATCATCAATAAATACCGCACCAGAAAAAGCCATATACCAATACCTAGGGCATGTTCCATGCCCGTATCCAAGTGAGCTTGGGCTAAATGATTTCTTTGTCATTTGCCCATCTGCTCTTTTAGTATTACGATATGACTCATCAAGTAATGATGCAAATTTTTCTGGGTCAAAAAACTTTCCAGTATGTTTTTTAAATTTAAGATTCTTTACAATATCTCTAGCCATCTATGAGTTGTACCTAACGACATACTTAAGTGCATCTACAAGTTTGTCTATGGACTCCTTTACTGAATAGTAAACGTTCTTCTTATTATTATTTACAGTTCCCGCTTTATCCTTAGCAATAGTTGAATACACAGAAGACATTACGGCAAACTTAGTGGACATTGCTTGAAGTTCCATAATAAGCATAGGGGCTTTTGCTGACGGCACGTCTGGCGTCATTAATAGCTTTACAACAATGGCCAACGCTTTGTCTAAATGCTCATCCTGCATATACTCATGTAGATCATTGAACTCTGTTATATCACTAATTAATTGAAGTGTGTTTTTATCTTCCGCCATTTTTAATCCTTTTGTCCCATTTGTCAATGAATAATCCAAGCGGATACCCAATAGTAAATCCTAGCATTAATCCCAATAAAAAGATAGTCATTATAAATCTTTTCCATTTATATACAAAACTTCTGTTTTGCCACTATTATACATATAATATTCATCTTTGTCTATATAATTTTCAAACTTTGTCGCATTATTTAATAATAATGAATTGTCTACAACTTCATCATAGGAAGATCTTATTGCATATCTATTTTGTCCAACTGGCATGTTGGGATTATGATAAAATGGGTAAAATGATGGAAAGACTAAAACATCTCCCGCCTCTGGTTTATAATACACAAAACCGTAATTTTTATTATAAAACTTTATTTCGCCAAATTCATAGTCATCGTTTAGATATATCATTGTTGTAATGATATGATTTTTATCAAACTCATTAGATGGATTTGGTATATTGTCTAAATGAAAAAATCGATGCCTTACGTTAGCAAAATCTGGGTGGTGAAAAGTTTTTGTAACGGCAAAACCTGAATTGATTGTTGGATCATCAAAAGGATATTTTTTTTCAAGGTCCAGTGGCCATATCTCAGACTTGCAGTTATTAGTTACATAGTCATTTAAAGTTTCTTTTCTAATTTTAATTATTTCAGTCATAATTCCTGCGTCATCTTTATTTTCAAAATCTTTATAAAGACTGCTAAACATAAAAGATTCTGTTGCCCAGCCATAAATAGGATGATTGGACTTAAAATCAGATATTAAATTTGAATTTTCATTTAATGTTTTAAAAAATTCATATGTTTTTTCTATAGAAGTAAATCTTTTTTTGTATACGACTACATTTGGCAATATCTCTTTTTTCATTAAATATACCTTCCGACTAATCCGTATCCAAGCCACAAACCAAAAATTCCCATTAAGCCAGCAAATACTGGTGGGGCAGGGACTGGGAGTTTAAATATTGCAAACACTACGCCAACACCCATCCCAGTTACTGTTGTCATAAAAATTTCTTTCATTTTAAATCACCAGATTCAGTAACACGCATTTTAAGGTTATCTACCTCATGCCTACCTATTGAATTTCCTTTATGGTCTATTGCTTTTTTGTACATCTTTAGCCTTGGCTTATCCGCTGATACCGCTTTTTGAATTTCATCTAAGTAGTCTTGAGTATCTTGTATTCTTTTCTCTGACGGGTAAATCTCATTTAAAATATTTATATTAGAGTCTTGAAATTGTGTAACTGATACTGGCAATATGCAAGCTATATCGGTTCCAGCTTTTACAACATACTCCTTATTTGGCTCATGAATCTTCCATACAATAGGAAATGATCCAGTAAAAATAGATGAAGACAATATTGTTGTTATAACCTCTGCACCTTCAATAAATTGATTTGGGACAGGCATAGTTAGTATGCTGACATCTGGGTCGGTTCTAAAAATTAAATTTGTATTAAAGCTTACCGTTCCCTCACCCCTGCCTGACCAAATATGCTCTTCTCCTAATATTGCTGTTGCTGGATTTTTTCTATCACCATCCCAAACAAAAGAAATGTCTTGTTCAAAATAAATTCCATAGCCTAAAGAATTTGCTGCCATGATTGGAGTACAGTTATATGTATTTGAGTGCATCCAGTCTCTTTTTGGAGGAAGTTGCCTAATCTTTGCCGATGTGTCTCTGTGATTATCTCTATATGCATTAACTGTGTACATTATTTGTCTCCCAACATTCTATTAATTGCTCCAACATTGCCCATTCTATCACTGCAAGCCTTGTTTTAGATCCATCTGAACCTAGTACTAATTTTAGAACTGGGCTCTTGTTTCTACTAACCTTAAATGTGTCTGTGCATATCTTTGACCACATACTTTTTGAAATAGAAATAGATTTTGAGTACTCCTTATAATCTACTACAAAGTTATGCCACAACGCATCCCCCTTTTGATAGTCACCGCGCCCAGAATTTTTTTGGCCTTTGGCTCCATCTCTTTTTATTTCTGATCTCTCGGACATGCTATAAACCGCTCTCAATTGTAATTTCCTCAGTAGATATTTTTATTAGCTGTAGGTCTTGCTCAACATAGTCTGACTCCGTAATGATTTGATTATTATCTAGGCTATATTTACTTTGCCAGGATATATTTTTATCAGACACATAATCCAAAAAGCTTCTTGCAAAGTATCTATTGGCATTAAAATATTGTTTTACCGCATGATAAAATGGTTCTGTTGATGGCATTATTACTGCATCTCCTTGCATTGGCTTATACTTATAGCTTTTTTTAGAAATATCATCGTATACGCAAATTTCTCCGCCATCATAATTGTCATTTAAGTAAAAGTTAATTGTTGCTACATGTCTTCTAAATTTAATTTCATTTAGTATTGGAAACTCATCAATGTGATAGTCCATTAGCAGCTGTTCTGCGGGCCTATTAAACCTTTTTTCTTTTTCGTGCTCATACTTAAAGTAGTCAATATAAATCTCATCTTCTATTGATTGTAATTTATTCCAATCTAAAATAAAGTCTGGCCATACCCCGCTGACTTTGAAATCATTGAAGTAGTCTTTATTGATAAAATCAGTTATATTATAAATTTCTGTAAGATATTCTTTTTCTTTTATTGCAATACTAGAATTTGGCACATCTTTAAGTTTACCAAATAGCATTCCTCTTCTTTGCCCCTGTTGGTACCAATCTCTCCAAGGATCAAGTATAGAGTCTCGGTTATCATTATCAAGTAAATCAATCATATCTTTACTATGCTTAAAAATATTTTTGTACACAACAATTTGAGGTGCAATAACAATCTTTTGAATATCAGTATAGTCCATTTTATCCAACTCTATGTATTGTTTCGTGACCTGCTGAGCAGGTCCATTTCATTATTAAATTTTTGGGATCCCACCACCCACCATCTACATCTATCTCACATTTAGAGCATGGTCTAATCCCTGGGAGCCTATCAAATGTAGAATTGATTTGTTCCTGCTCTTCTTTTTTTAAAAACTCATTAAGATTTGGCACTTATATCCTCAACTAATTTATCAACAACTTTTGGATTATCCCTTAAATAAGCAACAGCTTTAGCACGACCCTGAAGTCTTTCTCCATTAACAGTATACCAGGCACCGCCTTTTTCTATTGCTCCAACCATTTCTGCAACATCAAGCGTTTCTCCAACTAAATCTACCCCTAAAGATTCTCCTTGGTAGTAGAAGTCGTATTGTCCAGATAAGTTAGGGGGGCCGAGTTTGTTGTAATCAATAATCCAATTGACTGGCCTGCCAACTCTTTGTTCAATAATCTTGTCACCAACTTTAATGCCCGCCTTGATAGCATTAGCTTCAGCCTCAGAAGACCAAAGCTTAATGACGGTGGAAGAGAAAAACTTGACTGCCATTCCCCCTGTCGGTATGTGGGAGGCATGCATAGATCCAAACTGATTTCTTTGTTGTGAGATGAGTACCAATAGTGTGTTTTTGTTTGCATAGTTTAACATCTTGACTGCGTGGGTCATATCCTTTGCTTCGGCGCCGATTTGCTTTGTATCTTGCAAATCTTTCATTTCATTTCCATCTTTTTCAAAATATATGGCTGGAAGTAGTGCTGAGATTGAATCGACGACAATAATATCTACGCCAGCAGTCATCAATTTTGTTGCAACATCAACCATATCATTAACTGTTTTTGCTGGGGAATAGATAAGGGAAGAAGAATCTACTCCTAACATTTCTGCCCACGATTGATCGTAAGATGCTTCTGAGTCAATCCACGCACAAGTTTTACCCTCTTTTTGTGCAAGTGCAATCATTTGTAAACAAAATGAAGATTTTCCTGCAGATTTATTTCCCCAAACAAGAACTTGTCTTCCGTATCCAAGCCCACCCTTTAAGGCCATGTTAAGACCAATGCTAGGCGTTTTTTGCTTTTCTACTTTTACATCTTGTGCAGCTTTTACTCTTGCTCTTGTTTTTGGATCTAATCCTGCTAGGATTTCATCAATCGCTATAGTCATTTATTCTCTTTCTTTTATACAATTATATCATTAAAATAAATTGCCGTGAAGCTTCTTGCGAAGTTTATTTTTCCCCATTTTATTAAATAAAACCTCGTCTATGCTATGATCTACAAAACCAGCATTTCTCATTGATGCATATAAATCAAGAGTTCTAATTAATATATCAACCATCTCTTCTACAATTTGTTCGGAGCCTTTGTTTTTTCTTATTGCCTCTAAAACTTCAGTTACTTCCGAATGAATTAACGCTAGCTTGTTTCCAAATACATCAAAGTTTTTTGGACTATCCCAGAATCCTTTTTCAATTGCTGTTTCATGTAGAAGTGCAGCAAGTACGTCTAATCCATAATCAGTAACTAATTCTTGACTATTATTCGAAGTCTGTAATGAGCTGGTCGTTATTTGTTGCTGATTCATTTTTCTCTTTTAATGTAAATGTAAATGTTTGATCATCTGAATTGTAATCAACTTTAAGCTCTTGATCTTCTGTTGCGGCATTGATAAACAAGTCTGTTGAAACAGTTATTGTTCCAAGTGTTTGCAAAGATGCAATTAAAATCTTTGGCACACTTAAAGCACCAAATACTTCTTCTGCAGTACTTACTTTGATTTCTTCTGTCATTTTATCTCCTTGATATTTAATGTTCCGTCATCTAATTTAGCTAACGTAACTTTGCATCTCATGCCTTCGCGCATTTTTGCTAATGTCATCTTATACATTGCTGGGAAAGCAATGGCCCTAGTTAAATTTTTATCTTTATCTGAAAGCACTATGTGGCTCATTTGTTTTCCAGCCTTTGTTGTGTAAGGGGTAAAGTTTACCACAATGTACTCGTCTTCTTCAAGGTCATATTGTTTTCTATATAAATAGTCTACAAATAAATCATTTGAGTCTGGATTAATGTCAGACACCTTGATATATCGTGCTATTCTATTATCTCCAACAAGAATAAAATACATCTGTCCCGTTTCAATTTGCGTTTGTTCTGTATGGAATAAACCAATTGATCCAGTCTCATCAACCAATTCTACTCTTGCCCAACCGTTGCCACGCTTAATAGATTTAACCATTCCAAACATAACAAAAGAGCCCAAGTCATCAAACTCTTCAATTGGTCTTGCTTGTGCTTTAATTCTTGGAGGAATGCCTTCAAGATTAAATGTTGGAATATTTAGGTATTCGTAGTAATTGTCTTTTTCATTTCCTTGCCTTTTGTTATCAGCAAACGCAGCACCGCCGATGGAGTTAAGAGCAGCAATAGCACGGCTATTAATGCCAGAACCCTTTTTCGATGCTTTATCAATAAAGTCAGCATAGTCATTAAAAGGTCTTCTTTCTATAATCTTGTTAGCAATACTGTCTGAAATAAATTTTACTTCAGCTAAACCAAATCTAATTGCGTTGTCTTGCAAAGAAAAATATACCTGAGATTCATTAATGTGTGGCAGTAAACTTTGAGCCCAAGACGCTTTGCTTCAATTAAATACTCTGTTCTGGCGTCTTTGTCATTTTCATTTTTAAGAATTGAAAACATGAACTCAAGCGGATAATAAAACTTAAGCCAAGCAGCATAATAACTAAGCATAGAGTAAGCAACAGCATGGGAGCGGTTAAAAGAA